GTCCCCGCCGACATTCTGCAAAGCGTCGGCGGTTTCTCTTTTTCGCGTCCTGCATTTTCAGTCCTCCGGCTCTTTATAGTAGAGATTTACGAAATCTATCACTATATCCGTAATAATCCTCTTTGCCGTGTAATATATAATAGGTAAGAGCAAGAGCATAAACTCACCGCCGACAGCCTCGTAGCCGCGCCATGCAAGGGCGTAATCTCTGCTCTTTGCGAAAATGAGCGCCGTCACGATAAGCACGGCGAAGAACTCCGCCGCCGCAAGGCGGTTTTTCTTTTTGCGTCTCATTTCTGTCCTCCGTTCCGTAGTGGGCATTTCCGGGGAGCCGTTTCGCCGTAGAAGATAATCGGGAGCTTACTCTCTCCGTCCTTGTGGCTACACACATAGCCTTTTTGAGAGAAATGCCCGGAGCGCCAGCTCCCGCCGTTTCCGTTCCTCGGCACATTGTACGTCTTGGCGTATTCGCACTCTTTACATTTTTTCATTTTTCGCCCTCCTTTGCGGTCTCCGGCTCCGGCATATCCTCGGGGAGTAATTGCAGAGCGAGCAAGCCGCCCTTTGTTTCGCCCACTTCCCGAAAACCCGCGAGCTTATATGTATAGCCCCACGTTTTAACGCCGTGTATCATGGTCGGCTTTACTTTCTTTCGGTCAATAAAGGTAATCATTCCGAGTGCCGGAGGCTCCCCAAAATGTGCTCTTGTGGCGGCTACCGCCTCCCGTATCATTTCCGAGGCTACGCCCGCGCCCTCATTTCTGAAAGCCGAGCATACCCACGCTCCTGCCCATGCGTGGCGGACGTATTGTGCATACGGATATGAGGTAATCCAAAACGTGCGCCCCGTTTCAGTCTCCGCATAGAGGACGAGAGCCCGTCCGGGCGGTACGAATTGCGGAGTTCCGGGCTTTTGCCTGTTATAGTGCCTGTCCGCTATCTCGCGGGCTCGCGGGTCTGCTTTCCACGATGTTTCCCAAATCAAAGCTCTGCCTCCTTATAGGCCGCGCGAACTTCCCGCATAATGCCGGATACGGAATATTCGCCGTAGTCGATGAAACAAGAAATAGCCTCCTCGAGATTTTCGGCGTTTTCCGCCGACGACGGGATTTCGTCCGGGTCGATACACATATCCTCGAGAGCATCGAATACCGCTTTTGTGGCGGCGGCACTTTCGACGGACTTCTTTCTCGCTTGCTCAAGTCTGCGCTTGAATATCGTGAGAGTCTGCTCCGTGAGAGCCTCGCCGGGAGTCATTTCCGATATTTTTTTCATGGTATGAGCCTCCTTGTGTCTTGCTCCCCGGCATTGAGCCGGGGAGCTTTTTAATTCCGAATTTTACAGGTCAAAGCCGGGCGCAAAGCCACGCGAGTAGTTGGCAATGCCGTTGGAGACCGTGCCGTCGGCGCCCACACGCACGAAACGGTCGGAGTTGCTCGCACGCGGGGAACGGAGCCACCAAAACCACGTTCCATCACCTATATGCTCTTTTACGCGGTCACGCTCGCGCTTGAAAATCTCAAGCTGAACGCTGTCCGGCTCCTCGTTCCACCACTCTCCAGCGCCGAAAACGTCGGTCGCAGAGGGGAGCCACAGAGTGTCAGCGTACTCGTGGCGCTCTCCGTCGATTTCCTCGGACATAAATCGAGGTGCGAACGCCTCCGCGAGCTCGTCCGGGAAAAGAGGGAGAATGTCCTCGAGAACGTGCCGCCGCCCCTCACTTTTGAGGTATCCGCCCTTGTTGGTCGAAGTGTCATTCATACGCCACCTTTCCGCGAGGCAGTCCTCGAGGACGAACCGGACACATTTCTCATTGATGTAGCCGCCGCATACAGCATTAACGCGCTCGCCGTTCTTGAGCTCGATAGCGAGCTTGTCAAACGGGCGAATGACCTCGAGGCCGTTTCCGCTTGAAATTGCCTCTTTGAGTTCCGGGATAGAAATTTCCTTGTTTCTTGTGGTAATGAGTTGCATAGTCTTTTCCTCCGTTTAATTATGTTGCAGAAGTGATATAAGCCTCTGTTTCTGCCTTATTATTGTATTCTGTGCTCTGGCGTATCTTCTGCGAGTACGATACACTCACACTCTCGGGCGATTTCTGTCCACCGAACACCCCACTTTCGGGCGGCGGCGGTAATGGCCTCGAGCTTGTTCACGCCGTTTTCGGTAACTTCCCCGTATCGCTTGTGTCGGACGAGGTATAATTTCATCGTACCGGGAAAGCGCGGGCGGTATCCCGGCGGCGGTTGCTGTCTGCGCTTCATTCGACTACCTCCGGCGCGTCTGTCTCCTCCATTGGCTTATCAGCCGCCGGAGCCTCCTTGTTGTTCGCCGCCCGGATGAAAGCATCCCGAAGCATATTCACGATGGGAGAGACTGTCGCCGATGCCGCCGGAGCCTCTTTTTTCGGCCTGTCCGGGTCTGCTCGCTCGACGAGGCTACACAAAACCGCCGCCGATACGACTTCACCAACGAAAGCGCCGACCTCGCTACCGGCGAGCGTTTGCGTCCTCGTGCGGACTGTAAAAGCACCGGATTTGAAATTAAAGACGATATATGCCCGTGCATCCTCCGGCGGTTCAATCCTAACCGCCGGGTCTGCGATAACTGCCTCCGGGCTCGGCACAGCGTAACCAGCCTTTTTCAAAATATCGAGCTGTGCCACATCGAGAGCGAACGCCTCAACGCCGAGCGTCTTAGAATAATACTTTTTCATTTATGTAGCCTCCTCGCTTGATTTTGTAGGCAATGCCGCCAGCATACTGGCATACAAAACGCCCTCGCGCACTTCAAAAGAATAGGAAATCGCGCCTCGTGCCTCCAATTCCTCGATTAGAGCCTCCCGCGCCTTTTTCTTTATTTCGGAACTGATAGCCTCCGGCTTGTCCATCGTCAGAGGGTCGCATATAAGGCGACCTGTTACGCGCTGAATCGGCGCAACGCCAGAGGAAAGCAATTCGTCTCGCTTTGTATGGTCGTTCATCGGTGTACCTCCTTAATCGTCTGACTCGCTGATAACGGCTATTTTTGCGAGTGCGGACGTTTGCGCCCACTCCTCGGCAAGAATACGAGAGCCTCGCTCGAACTCCTGCGCGAGAGCACTAAAAGCGTCCTCGTTTCTGTCCTTGACCGCGCTCCACATTTCTTTATGGACTTTCTCAATGTCCGTGTGCATCTGCTTTGTGCGCTCGATACTCTCTTTCAGCGCCGCCCATGCCTCGCGGTTGGATGCAAAACCACGCCCGCGCTCCTCCATTGTGCCGGAGACTGCCTCCGCGACGGCGGCTTGCAAATTTCCCATAAGCCGCACTCTTGAACTCGTTTCACCCATTTTTAAGCCTCCTATTTGTAAAATCACTAATAGACATTTGCCGAACTTCCTCTATCAATCCTCGATTGCTCGGAGCGGACTTTCGTCGCTCATACCCTCCATAAGCGCCCCCATTTTAAGCGCCTCCTCTGGGCTTATTTCCTGCGGCTCTATGTCGGTGCGAATTGCAAAAATGCGGTGCTTTTGGATATAGGCGGCGAGAAATGCCTCCTTTTCTTTCTCCCAAAGCCTTTTGTAGAAGTCGAAAAGATACTCGATTTCCACCTTTTCGGCGGGAGTGCAGTCCGCGCCGAGTTGAGTTTTGACCTTGCGCCCTGTCGCTGTATAGTAAAGCTCATAGGCGTTGCCGCCTGTAACCTTATAGACTACTTGCCGGAGTATTTTCTTTTGCTCCTTGCCGTGGTACTCGAAATCGTTTCGCTCGCGTATATCCGCGTCGAGCTCGTCCTCTGAAATGTCGTACTTCTCCATCATGTGAGCAAGCAGCTTTTCGGCGTTTTCCGCCTCTCCGCCGACTCCACGCTCGGCAAGTGTGCGGATTTTCTTTAATAATGCCGCTTTATTCATCCTTGTCGCTCCTTTCTAATTTCGGACACCATGCCGGAATGAACGGATTAAACCGCTTTAGACCGACTGTATAGCCTTTGCATCTGCCGGGAGCAAAGCACCGATATGAGAGGTTTCCTTTTGTCAGCGGCTCCGCTACGACGTGTTCGCACCCCTCACAAGTGCGGGTAAAATCAGCGCCTACCATTCCTCGGCCTCCTCTAATAAGAGGTCGTCGAACTCCATTTGACCGGGGAGTACCCCGTCCTCCATCCACCAATGAAAAATGTCGCGGCCTGTCGTACCGTCTCTCCATGTGCCTTGCATTTTCCCTCGGCGTTTCCTCTCCTCGAGCATCTTGTCGAAAGCGCGGATATATGCGTCTTGGTATTTCGGATAGCGCCTAAACTCCTTTTGTCTGCCTTGAGTTCCCGCCATAGGACACCCGACGCACCCGACGCGGGAAAATCCGCACTCGTAAAGCGGATTGACCGGGATTTTTTCGGACTCGATATAGTCCCATACGTCCGCGTCCGTCCAATCAATGATAGGATTGCATACGGCTTTGTGCTGTCTCATGCACGTTTCAAAGAGCCGCCGCCTGTCGTCGTTGTCATTGTTGAGGACGATTTTCTTTCGCGGGTCTGATGGCATAGTCTCGTAAATGCCGCGATTGTTCTTGCGCTTGGTGCTCTCCGCCCACCTAACGCCTGTCGTTATGTAGCGGCCTTGACCGCCGCGCTCCTTGAGGATGGAGCAACAGTAGCGGACGAGCCGCGTCGGAGGCATAAGCTTTTGTGGAATGAGACTCCACATAGTCACCCGCTCGCCCTTGTAGTGCGGATAGTTGACCGTGCATTTTATGCCTTTTTCCTCGAGCCGCTTAAACTCTCGACGGACAAAATAGACCGTCTCCGGCGCGTCTACGGTCGTGTGATTGTGCATAACCTCGAACTCAATACCGGCCTTTTCTGCAAGTGCCACGCAAACGGAGCTATCTTTTCCGCCGGAGGTAGTCACAATGAGAGGAGCTTTGTAAAAGCGTTCGGATGTGTCTGCCGCCTCACGGAGCCGCATAATGGCCTTTTGTTCTAAATCCATATCCATTTATGCCGCCTCCTCTTTTGCCCACGCCTTGAGGACTTCCGTGCAGGAGTTCAGCGGAGAGCTTTTTGCAATATTCCTCCGCCGGACATTCCGGACAAGCTCTCTTTTGAATATCCTTGATAACCTTTTCCAGCTCTATGGAAATAAGCCATTTCTCAAGATTGCTCATTTTTCTACCTCCTCCGCCGGGAGGCCGAGCCACCAAAGCGGGTTATCCCGCTCCGGGCGGCGGCAGTCGTCGCAGTTGTCCGCTTTGCACGAGGCACAGCAGAGCCGGTGAAAAGCGTCGTCCCATGGCGTTTCAATCGCCGGAATTGTACGGAGGAGCGCCGCAAGAGCCGCCGGGCTTTCTGTGATACTCTGAAAAACATTCATGCTCATGCCTCCAAAATCCGCATAATCTCTTTGAGTTCTGCGTTGAGTTCTCTCCAAAATTGTGCATTACCGGCGGCGTGAATGTATTTCGCGGAGTCGTCCTCGTTCTTTTCCTCTGCGAGCTTTTCCCATGTTTCTGCCTCACCCTCGCGGGTTTTGGTCGTCATAAGGATATAAATTGATAGTTTGGAGCATTGTTCCGGTGTAAGTGTTTTTCCGTTCATGGTATGAGTAACCTCCATTTCTTATCGAGCCGCTTTCCGACGGCCTCTATTGCGGTACGACTGATTTACGCGAGCCTCTGCCACCTCCGCGCTATACCCCTGCCGAAAGCGAGAGTCCGTTTTCCCGGTCTTGCCTCGCTCGAGCTCGCGGTAGATGGTCGCTTGACATTTTCCGATGCGCTGGGCGATTTCGCCCGGCCTCGCGCCCTTGGCGTACATATCTTCAATAATCCGCCGCTCCTCGAGCTTCAAACACTCGTATTTCATTGCCTCGCCTCCGTTTCTGCATAAAAAATAAGTGCGTCGGAGCTGATTAGCTCTTTCGCACTTAATAATAAACGCCACATTTGCGAATGTCAAGTATTTTGTGCGAAAAAGATAGAATAAATTTTTAAGAGCTATGCGGCACGGTCGAAAGCGAGCTCGAACGCTTGCGCCGAGGACATAAAACCGAGGATTTCCCGAGGGTAGTTGTTGAGCCACGTCTCGACTCGCTTCACCTCTGCCGCCGTTACCTTGTCGAAGTCCGTACCTTTCGGGAACTGCCGCCGTATCATGCGGTTAATGTTCTCGTTTGTGCCACGCTCACAAGAACTGTACGCATGGCAATAATAGACCGTCGTCCGCTTTGCATCCTTGCGCCGAGCGCTCCGCTCGATGCCGTCAGCGTCCGCGAACTCGGAGCCATTGTCTACGGTTATTGTCTTGAAAATCTCATAGAACGCCGCGCCATAAATGCGCTCAAGGCGGTCTAATGCCGCGACGACTGTCTCGGCGCGACCGTCCTTTATGCGGATGATGATTTCCCGCCGGGTGACGCGCTCGGAGAGGACAAGTAAACGCGCTTTCGTGCGCTTCTTTCCAACGACGGTATCCATTTCCCAATGTCCCGGCTCCTGCCGCTCGTTAATATACTCTGGCCTCTGCTCTATGCTCGTGCCGCTGGATGCTCGAGACTGCTTTTTTCTGATTTTTCGATGCTTCTTTTTCCGGTCGCCTTTTACGGGGAGGTCTTGATTTGTGAGCGTCAGAAAGACACCCTCCTCGACATACTTGTAGAGTGTTGCACGGCAAAAGGTAATACCGAGATATTCGTATTCCTCCCGCTTGAGGAGGGCGCATACAGCCGCCGGAGAATAATTGTCATTCCCGATTTTGTCCTCGATAAACTGCGCGGCGGCGTGATTCTTCCCGATTTTGAGGGGAGCGCCTTTCGCGGCGAGCCCCTCTTGATAGCGAGCCTCGGCCTTTTCCGGGCTATACCTTTCCTCCGTCGTATAATCGGAGTTAAGGTGCTCATATGTTCCACGCTTGAGTTCGCGGTAAATGGTGCTGATATGTACGCCCAGCTCCTCGGCGATTTCTTTTTTTGAGTGTCCATGCTTGAGCATCGTTTCGAGCTTAATACGGCTCGTCCAATTAAGCTGTTTATACGTCCGCTTTCCCATAAAACGCCCTCCTCAAGATACGGAAAAGGGCGGGAAAGCCCCGCCCTTTCATTACCGCGACAAGAAATCCTCTATCGCCTTTTTGATAATCTGCGCTTGCGGAATACCCTCGGCGGCGCACTTTTCGCGGAAATCCGCCGCAAGGTCTTTCGGAACTCGAGCCGATATAATGTCATAGACCTTTTCATTATACCGAGTCTTTACCGCTGTCGAGGTCTTAGTTTTTCTTTTTGTCTCTGCCATTTCGCCGCCTCCTTTTGGTATTGATATAAATTGAAATCACGGATAGAGTAATACTTACTCCGCATAAGACGTAGATGATTGTCGTCATGTTCATTTGACATTGAGCGCTTTTCGTGTTATTCTTTGAAAGACGGGGGGAGGATTTCTCCCCCCTGTCCCTCACTCGGTTAGCTTATCTATCAGCAGTAGAATAGCAATCACGAGATTGAGGATTGCGGTAACAAGGTTTAAGTAGCTGTCCGGCTCGACCTTGTTGCCGCGCTTCTTTTTGTGCTTGCCCAATGCGTTTACCTCCTTTCTGTCTATTATATTACCATACTGCTTGCAGTATGTTAAGTGTTAATTTCAAAAAAGTGCAAAAATAATCCCCGGCGGATATGCCGGGGATTTACTCTATTCCGAGGAGCCACAAGGCGGATACACCGAGAACGTGAGCAAAGACGGGTATCTCATAATCGGGAATAAATCGCGTCCCGATTTCAACGCGGCTTATTGAGTCCCGCTCCATCGTCACGCCCTCGACTTGCATCCTCGCGGCGAGTTCGCTTTGTGAGAGTCGTAGCTTGAGCCGTGCCTCACGGATTCGCTCGCCGCTTATATTCTTCTTTCCCTCAAAATCATATATACGCAAGTTATCGCCTCCATTGTGTTAATGGTCTGCATTTTTCTTGACTTTAGCACATACTCGGCGCATAATCGTGTTAAAGGTCAGCATGACCGAAAAATAGGAGGGAGTTACTCATACCATGAAAAAGCACATTGTTCATTGCGTGCACTGTGGTCGGCAGTTTGACGCAAACGAGGGAGGCTATTATATCCCGGAATCTCGCCGTTATGTTTGTAAGCATTGTTCCGATAGTCGAAAAAAGGAGCAATCGGAACTCGAAAAGGCTCGCAAAGCTGACAAGCGCAAGGCAGAGGCCGACGAGCGCGAGCGTACTACCGGCATGCGTCAAACAAAAGCCGCCATGCTCGCAAAAATCATTGTCGGCGCTCTGTTCCTCGTCTGCTCCATTCCCTTTGTTGCACAAGGGAACATTTCCTCTTTTGTCTGTGGGCTTGTTGTCGGCGGCGCTCTAATCGCGTGGGGACTTGTTCCGTATCTGAAAGCGAGAAACGGGAGGCGTTGAGTGATGTTTGTCGGCCTCTCGAAGCGCTTAAAGTCTATGGGCGGTTTCCGGCTCGGAGTTGGGCTCCGCCTTACAAAAAGTAATTGTTTGTATTTCCTTTTTGTATTATTATTTGTTGGATGTTTTTATCTTTGTTGGTATTCCGTGTTGGCTTGTGGATGGATTCTTTACTTTTTGCTCTACGGTCTTTACAAAATTTATTATCTTATGTTCAAATACGGGGCTATCGGCGTAAAAAGACTATATGCACTCATAAAGAGCACAATAGCGCACAAGAGCCATTGAATCACTCTTTCAGACAACAAAAAACGGGCGAGGCATTAAGCCCCGCCCGTTTTTATGCGTTTTACACTTTTACCTCTGTGATAAAAGCGTTTGAGAGTCCCAGCGCCTTGACTTCCCTCAAGAAATTCTCCGCGTTTTCTTTTACCGAAAACGCACCGACTTGCACTCTATACAGGGTTTTCCCGGTCGCCTCTGTTCCGGTATCGCCATCCGCCGGAATGTCGGTCGCGTTTGTGTCCGGCGCTTTATAGGCGACATCGAGCGCGTCGCATAAGCCCTCGGCGATTTTCTCACCGATGCCCTCCGCGTTCTCGATAATCCACTTTGCAACCGCCGGAACATCATGGAAATCGACCTCAATATAGACCGTCGGCGCTTTCGGAGTTCTTACCTCGAAAAGCCCCGGATATTCCTTGATGTTTTCACTTTTGCCCGGAGTGAACGGAGCCAGCACGTCAAAAACGGCTTTCGCCGCCTTATAACCCGCCGAGTCCTTATCGGAACTGAAACAAAAAATTCGCGTTCCGGATGCCACGCCGTTGCAACCGTTCGTGTGAATGGGGACGTGCAAATCTGCGTTAAATTTGTCAGAGGCGGCGCACCGATTAGCCATCGTGTCATACTGGCCTACCATGACCTCAACGCTCGAGCGGAGCAAGGCTTTCCGGCAATACTCCGCAATCCGTCCGCACTGGACGGCCTCGGTAGTATTGCCGTATGAGTATGTATTCGCCGTTTGATTTGACGGGGACAAATATACCCGCTTAACCATTTTCGGCCTCCTGTTCCTCCTGCTCCTCCGGGATACCCGCCAGAGAAGTCAACAGAGAGAGGATACCAGCCAGCAACGAGGCGCTCGCCACCGTCACCCAATCCACCTCACTAATTACGGCAGTCGTGCCGATAGTTGCAACGGCGGTTTGTGCAACGGTCTTGATAGCTCGCATACCAGCCGCCTTAATCCACTGTTTCCAATTTCTTTTCATTGTGTTTTTCCTTTCCTGGCTTTTGCCCTGTCCATGATGTTTACTGCGTTCTATTTGATACCCGTCCGGCTATGTAGTCGGGCGAGAGTCAACAAATTTTTGGGCGCTTATGGCCTACTGTGCGCCGCGTCCTCGTCCGGCTTGCCGCCCTCGAACCGGTCGAGCCGCTTATGTGCGCTTTTGGTCGAGCTTTCGACGGCGGCGAGGCGGGAAACAAGCTCGACGTTCGTCCGGCGCTGTTCTTTTTGCTCGGTCTTGATTTCTTCCGTATTGGCTTTTATATAGCCGATTTCCGTTAAAATCGTCCCGGCCTCTTTACCCTCGTTTTTGTTATCCTTTTTCGAGCTACTATGAAATGCGGCATAGCTCAAAATCCCGCCGAGGATAGTCCCGATTATTCCGATAATCGCGTTAAAAACGTCCATTATGTACCTCCGTTATAATTCGATGTAGTCGAGTTTTACGGTCTGCTTACCCGGCAAAACCGGACACCCTCGGACGTGGTAAATCTCCCCGCCGACGACAACGCCCTCGCCCTCGGCCTCTGTGCATACGCTATACAGGCCGGATGAGGTGAGTTTTACCCATAAGAGAGCCTCGAGGCGCGCTATGGTTGTCCCGTCGAGTTCGACCGTATAGACCGCCGCGCTCATTTTGTGACCTTTTGCCATGCGGCGGGATATGCCTCGGGAGTCCATACGTTACTATCGAGCAAGGACTCGTAAAGAACGTCTCCCCAATAGCCGCGCTCTCCCTTGGAGAACGCGAGCCCCGCCGTGATGGTTGCCGGTATAATCCTTACGCCGTCTTTATAGAGCACGTCCTCCCACAAGCTCGGCGTGGCCTCTGGCGTGTTTTCCGCCGTGTCCCATAAGTCCACCGCCGCCCGCTTGAGCGAGCCTTTCCAGTTGATACGAGCCCCCGCCTTGACGAGCTCACCGCCGCCGGAGAGCGTCGGATAGAGTTCGACGGCTGTCGAGCCGTCCTTATCGTCGAGCCCGGCAACCGCCGCCTTTTCAATCATTGCGCGAAGCTCTCGCGCTCTTTGCACGGTAATCATTCCACCGCACCCCCTAATAGAATTTCAAGAACTTTATCGTTCTCGGCGAGCATGAGCGTACCGCTTACGCTCTCAACGGAGCCGACCGGCTCAATTCCGAGGAGTCCGCCGTCAGCAAAAGCATAAACGAAGTCCTCGAGATAAGTCGCCGTCTCGCCCGTCTCCTCGTCCGCGCGGTCTATCGCCGTCTTAACGCAAAACCCCTCGGCCTCTGCCGGAGTACACGGAACATAGCACCCGTTTTTATGTAGGCGAATATACACGAGTGTATCGGAATACCCGATTATCTCCCCGGCGCTTTTGACTGCATACATACGTTATCCCTCCATTTCCGGCGGCTGTCCGAGCCGCGCTTTATAAAATGCCTCGAGCTCCGGCGTGTCCATTGTGCGGAGGAGGTTTTTCCAATACAGATTTTCCGCCCCTGCCCATTTCTCCGGGTTGAAGTCTGACGCGCCCTCATACTTGCCATAGTAACGATAGAGCCGGTCGAGCATTTCTTGACGGTATGCGCCCTCTGGCGTGTTCGGTCTGAAATGCTCCCATCCATTTTCGGATGTGACGGCGCAAATCCGCCGCCCGTCAGAGGCAAAGAGAAAGCCGTCTCTTTCCGTTACGATCGTCCCGTATCGGAGATTGAAAGCCCCGTCGATTCCGTCGGCCTTGAAGCGCCGATATACGATGTATTCCATAGTCTTACCCTCCATCGAATAATTCCAGATAGAGCCGCTCAACGCTTTGCTCCATGTAGTATGAGTGAAATCGTTTCATGTGTCCCCGCCATGAGACGACCGACGTTTTTACGTCTGCTTCCGTCATTCTGCCGGAGGCTACCCAGCGCCGGAAAATCCTTAATTTCGCCCTCATGTGCTGGATGCCCTTATACGTTGCCCGTCGGATGATTTTCCCGTTTTTCCCATAGCGAAAACGTACCTTGACGAATGTAAACCCGCGTGTGAGCTTGATAATCTGCGTCTTTTTCTGATTGAGGCGGATACCATGCTCGGCGCATAGCCGCCGGAGCTCTCGGAGACAGAGCTCGAGCTTTTCTTTCGACTCACTGATAATGCACCCGTCGTCCATGTATCGGGCGTAATACCTCATGCCGAGGGTATCTTTGATATAATGGTCTATCCTGTTCGGCAACGCGAGCGCGGCAATCTGCGAGACTTGGCTCCCGAGTCCGAGCCCCACGTCGCCGAAGTTCTGAATAAAATATTTCGAGAGTGAGACGAGGCGGTCGTCTATACCGCTCCGCTCAAACTCCCGAAATACCGGCTCATGCCGGGCAGTATCGAAATACTTTGAGAAATCGAATACGAGGACATAGCCCTCCCGCCTGTGTTTTCTGTAATGCTCCGTGAGAAAGCGTGTCACTCGGGATACGGCGAAATCGTATCCTTTGCCGCGCAAACTCGCGCCGTTGTCGTAAATGAACGACCGGGAGAGCATCGGCACAAGGCAGTAATCGCACAAGCAACGTTGTACGACACGCTCGGAAATATGAACGCTCCGAATGTGCCTCGGCTTTCCTCGCTCCACAATATCGAACTCATAGAATCCCTTGGAGCGGTATCTCCCGGCTATCAATTCCTCGTGTGTCCTTGTGACATTGGCAAGTGAGGAGGCTTTATATCGCTGTGTGCTCGCTTTCCACCCAACGCCACGGACGGAGGCGCGATAGTTCTCATAGAGCCGCTCAAACGAGAAAACCGCCTCGAAATCCCCGTATTCCCGGAGCAGAGCGGTTTTCTTTGCCTTTCTCGCGGCCTTGCGACGCTGATACCGCGCCTCGCGTCTCTCTGTGCTGTTCATAAGATAAAATACCTCGTACATTTCTTTCTCGGCGTGTTGTCTAAAATGCGTAACGGCGAGCCATGAAAGCGCGGAAAACACGCACTCCGCGCCCATGCAAGGAGCGTCCGGCTAACCGTATCGTGGTATATGTTTGTCCGACGGCGCGAGGCCGTCAGAGAGGTTATATTCCCCTTTTATATGGGGACTGCTTTCGCTCCGTGAGGAGTTATTCGGTCTGCCCCGTGTCAAATATAAAATCCGGGCGCAAAGCCATTCGAGTAGTTGGCATTGTTGTTGTTGACCGTGCCGTCGGTGTTCACATTCACGAAATTGTTGGAGTTGCTCGCATTCGGGGAACGGAGCCACCAATTGGCGGCGATGCGGAATATAACCTAATCACTCGGAGGATTAAGCTCGCGCCTTATCGCTCCGCTTGATTTTTGAGACTTGCGAGAGTTCGTCCGTAATGAGCTTTACCCATTCTTTGAGGACGTTCGGCGGTATCTTCTCATGGTTGACGGTCATATAAGCGAGGTCGAGTATATCGAGCATCGAGTTATAATAGCCCTGTGCCGTCTCGTAATACTCTTTGCGTCGCTGGATGTTCCGGCGACGTATCTCCTCCGGCGCTTTCTCGTCAACGTAAATGAGGTTTGCCGTCTTTATCATGCGATAAGCCTCTCGCGCCGCGTTGTAGAGCGGCAGAGAAAAATAAAACGTGTAGCTTTTCGGCAGGATGCGGACGCGGTTATATGTGAATACATAAATCTCGCGGGCGAGGTTGATGTATTCCGCCGGGCTTTCGCCGCGCCGCGATTTTGGTACAGACATTTTCTTTCCTCCTTGCCGACTATGCGCCCATTGAGGGCGCAAGTCTGGATTTCCGAATTATACGCAAAAGCCGGGCGCAAAGCCATACGAGAAGCTGGCACGGTCGTAGTAGACCGTGCCGTCGGCGCTCACATACACGAAACGGTAGGAGTCGCTCGCAAGCGGGGAACGGAGCCACCAACTGGCGGCGGTACTCGTCGCGTTATGCTTGTACTTGATTTTGCTATTCCCGGCGGAGTAATAGGCGTATTGTGCCTGTTTACTTGCCTCGCTCGAGTTTGCGTATTTAGTGCTGCCGAAAACCTCGTACTCCGATAGTAAGAAAAAGTAATCCGTTGTTGCTGTGACTGCGCTCGCCGCCGTACTGTTGCCCGTGTTATTGGTGTACTTGGTGACAGATTTCAGCACGGCGCGGAGCTCCGCCGGAATGACCGCAAGGAACGTCCCGGAATAGCTCGAGAGGCTCGTCCCGCAAATCGCGGTACGCATATTTGAGCTCGCCCATCCGCCGGAGTTCGTTTGACTTGCGTTCATTCTAAAGCCGCCGCTTGTGTTGCCGTAATAGTTATCACAGAGACATACGTCCGCACCGCCGGAGAGCGCGGTCTTTGCAAGCTGAAAATGGATGCGGTTAGAGCCCTCGACGGTCGCATTATGGTTAAACCCGATAATGAAAGCGTATGTCGTGACGTTCGATAGAGTCCATGCGTTGACTGTTCCGTTTAGCGTTACGGCCTTGCGGTCGCCGATGCTCCAATAGTTCGCCCCCTGTCCAGCGTCGGAAACGGACTTGATAACGCTCCAATCGTTATCGTTTAGTGTGGAACTCACGAAAGAGAGCGCCAGCGTATAGGCAGTCGTGCCGGAAACGACATTTACGGAGCCGCTCACGGTCTGCCCGTTCTTTGTGGCCTCGACGGTATATGTACCCGTCTCTTTGACGGTAAAGACCGCCGTTCCCGTGCTGGTCTTTGTGGCGACGGTCGTCGAGCCCTTTTTCAGCGTGACGGATGCGCCGGAGTCCACCTCGACCGTAATCGTCGCAGAAAAGAACGTCAGCGCCACCGCGTAGCTGTCTACGACGGAGACACTTTTCGTATCGGATGTTTCTCCGTTTAGTGTTGCCTTGACGCTCCATGTACCGGCCTCCGGCAGAGGTAAGACGCACGAGCCGCCGGAGGCCGTTCCGCTTACCACTTTAGAGCCCTTTGTTGCTGTGACTGTCGCACCGGTCGTCACGGATACCACGAGGGAGAGTTCTACTCCCGGCTTGCTGACTGCGTTTGTTTTGCCAATCATTTTTAACTCACCGCCTTAATACAAGTAATGCTCTGCACCGTGATAGCCGCCGTCGGCTTTGTTGCGGCGTAGATTTTGACTGTACCGCTCCCGGAGAGTGCGACCGGCGCAAAGTTCCCACTCGCGGCCTCTGTCGCGCCGAACACGACCTCGGGGACATGGCTCGCCGTCACGCCGGAACAAGCAATAGAGGCCGCATACGGGTACGCCGCGTATGTGCTATCGCTTGCCCATGCGGATGCGGCAACAGAAACACCGGAGAAAATCTTTACCTCGGCGTATCCTGCGTGAGCGTGGGAGGCGTTGGCGAAGTCACTCGCTTTCTTGCCGGAGTCGGTAAGATTACCGTTTGCATCAAGCCCGGCAAAGTGTCCCGCCGTGGCGGAGTTTACCTTGTCGGCCTTGCCCGCGTGGGTGTGGTTTGCATCGGCGAAATCCGCCGGTTTCTTGCCGGAGTCGGTAAGATTACCGTTTGCATCAAGCCCGGCAAAGTGTCCCGCCGTGGCGGAGTTTACCTTGTCGGCCTTGCCCGCGTGGGTGTGGTTTGCATCGGCGAAATCCGCCGGTTTCTTGCCGGAGTTGGTCGGATTGCCGTTCGCGTCGAGTCCGGCGAGATTCCCGGCGACGGGAGAGGCGGCTTTCGCGGCCTTTTCGCTGTCCAGCTTTTTTATATTTTCCTGCATGGCGTTTTGGTCTGCCGCCGTAAAATAACGGGCGATAACGTCACCCGCCGACCATGCGCGGGCGGTCGTGCCGTCCTGCGCTCGAGTTACCGTGAGCGTGTTCCCGTTCTTTGCGGTCATGAGCACCGTCTCCGCCGTGGAGCCGTCCGCTCCAATCGTGAGCAAATTCGGAGCATCCGGCAAAGCGGAGCCGTCAACGACATTGATTGTCGTCCCCGCCGCCGTCAGTGCGCCGGAGAGCGAGGTTTCCGTCGATTTCGCTTGTGCCGGGTACATCTTCACTAATTCGGACATTTTCTTTCCTCCTTTTAGTAGTCCCCGCCGCCGCGAGAATTACAGAACGTTTGAGCGAACACCGCGCCCACGATACGACTCATGTTATCCGGGAGTATCTCGATAGTGTGCCACGCATTACGGCGTATCTTTCCGCTGTCGTCCGTTGCGAGGAACTCCACAATGTCGATATTGCTATACGAGGTCTGCGCGGGTATCTCTTTGCCGTCTACCTTGATAGTGGCTTTTGAGGCGCGTTGCCCCTCATATATGCCGAACTCGATTTCGTGGGTATGGTCTTTTGTGCTGTGGGTGTGATTCGGGATATTTACGGAATGGGAATGTTCTCCGATAGAAAAATCGTGGGAATGCGCCGGAACGGAAACTTTGTGCGTATGCCCCGGAATTGAAATAGAGTGCGTATGAATTAGCTGGTGGTGATGCTGTTTTCCGTCGTTTGCGGTAACATCATTAGTGTTATAATCTCCAATATTCCCGGCAGTTTCCGAAGAACTGCCGCTGTTCTGGCTTGTTACCGTACTTCCTCCACCGTTAGATGTACTTTTCGATGTACCCCCGCCGGAGGATGATGTTGCCGTCGAGGCTCCGCCGGAGGACGTTGTTTGCCCACCGCCGGATTTTACGGTCTTTTCATAGGCTCTAAATGCTTCAAATTCCACATTCAAGAGCATCTTGTTAATCCTTACGACGGAGCTCGAAATATAGAGTTGCAGTTTCGCCGGGTGAGTCGTGTCGGCATTATCGGAGAAATTATAGATTTGCTGGTTTGTCGCGCCCTGCGCGTATGTCTCTCCGATAAGGGCGCGGCTCTGCAAGTCGGAAATGCTACCGGCTATATCCTGCGTCTTGTTGGCGATTGTAACCGTAACATTCCCCGGGTCGCCCTCCGCGTCCGATTTCTCTACACGGACGATGCGGGTACGGAGGTTGATTCCGTCTGCCTCGTCCACGACGCGGACGACCTCACCGGGGCGGAACTTTGAAAAGCTGTCGCCGGTAAGCCGGTGGAGGTCGATAGCGCCGATTTCATAACTCACATACGGCTCTTTGAGTCCGGCGAGTATCTGCTCGGCGTATGCCTTGAGGTTTTCCGCGATTTCGTACCGGGAGTCTACGAGGATAGTCGAGCACAAGCCGTATCGCTCAATGCTCAAAGCATCCTCGACGTAGGGAACGCCGCCGTTCACCGACTCTATCGTCAGTTGGTTTACACCCTCACCATAGCCCAGCGCGTAGACGCGGTTTGCGATACTCGTCGCGTCCGTCGTCTTTTTGATATTCGTCATGTTCTTTGCGTACCGAATTTCACTCTTGAGAGCATCGGTCGGCATGGTAAGCGAAAGCGTCCACGGGTAGACGGTCGTATCCCACGACCAAAGGTATTCACTATCGAAGCACTCCGGCACGGCAAAGAGAGCCGCGAGGAGCGTCGAATTTTCCCAATTATATTCAAAATACCGCTTGAAATCGCAGTCGCCGAGCTTCCAGTTTTGCCGAGTTTGCCGGGCAAGAATGTAATTGAGAACGTCGGCGGTCTTTACGCCGGAGCCGCCGCATTGGTGATATTGAAAAAGAACGTCCGATATGAGCGTAGCGAGGACGTGCTCGCAGTTATAATAGCGAGTTGCTCCGTCGCTCCGCTCCAAATCCTCCCCAATGATGCGGAATAGGTCTATACGCTCGTCGCCGTCGAAAATCTCGACGAAGTTCAGAGGCGCACAATAAGCGTTTTTCTTATCGTCCGCCGGGAGGGTAAATGTCGCCGACCATAGGGAATTAGTCTCGAGCGCATAGCCGACGGCGAGTGCATTGTCGAGGTAGGCGAGCCGCCTCATATTGCGGTCGAAAACCTGCGGCTTTGCCATTATAACCACCTATCTTTCCACAAGATTTTTACATCTGCCGTTGTGCCGCCCTCGACGATAATATCGTTTTCGCCCGGTTGGAGCTTGAAAAAAGCGCTATCGTCGCTTACGCGGTCGATGATATTCGCGCCGTTGAGCGTTACGGTCATGTGCTCCGTGTCGATAATGAGCTCGTCTCCGGCGACCATATTCACACCCTCAATAACCAGCGTAACGGAGCCGTATGTCGAAACACCGGCTCCGGTCGCTGTCGCTATGGCCTCCGCCAGCGCGGAGAAAAATAGCGTTCTGATATAGTCGCCGATACTTCCGGCCTCCGCCTCCGCCAGCGCGGAGGGGAGGAACACTCGGACGTATTCGCCCGATGCAGTGGACACAGCTACCGCCGAGCCGCCCATGTATCGGATGATTCTCAACGTTGCCGAGGTATCCGCCTCCGCGTTAGCTGTTGCGAGCCACTCGAACACGATAGACAATGTACGGTTGTAAGCCGTCCTGTTGTATGGAGCGCGGTTATACATTGTCCCGCCTCCTCGTTATGCCAATGTGCAAACGATAGCCCCCGCTGACACCGTGATAGCGTCGCCATTCAGTACGTTCTTGCTCCGGGAGAAAGAGCCGTACCACAGCAAATTACCGCCGGTCAGAGCGTCATAAATGCCCCAATAGGCCACCGTGCCGAGGTCTGCCGTTACTGTTCCGAAATCAACGGCGGCGGAATTAGATACTTGCTCTTTGCCGGAGACGAGGGAGGGTGCGCCGAAATCAATAATCTTTCGAGCATAACCGCCGCCGGATACCTCCGTACCTGTCCCGCTTGCCGTCGGGTCGGTGAGGAAAAGAGCGAGGTAGTACGTCCCGCTCCGCAAGGACGTATTCAAGAGGGTGGATGCGTGTACGTTGGATAATGCGCTCATAGTAAAACCTCCTAATTTTTAATTGACCTTGAGCCGTGTAATCGTCAGCGTTTGGATATTGCCGCGAGCCGTAATGTAGATAAGGCCGTCCGTCTCCTGCGAGCCGTTGACGTTGACCGCCTCCGTATGGGGCAGAGATACGGATTTAACGTCCTGCTGGTTGTAGCGCAAGGACTCGGCGAACGGCTTACAGAGAAAGCGCACCTCGCACGTTCCCGTAATGGCGATTTGCTCGATAGAGATACCGCCGACCACTTTTGCCGAGTATGCCTTTTCTGGCTCGTCGTCGAAAACGAGCAAGCCCTCACCGGAGAGCCACTCCGCCACGGCGCGAGCCCTTGTTCTCACGCCCGCATAGCGGTAGCCATCACCGACGAAAGCGACGGTGCATACGATTTCGCGGTTTTCGTAACCGTCCTCAATGTCGTATGTGCCACTCTTGCCGGGTATCGTGTATTGTGTGACACGTTTCGCCGGGAGGAGCGTCCGGTCTGTGGACTTGAACACGACGCCCATATCTCCGCTGTGCTTATTGTTGAAAATAAAACCCATGCTCACGCCATAGATACCCCCTTGCTCCGTGATTTCGTTTTCTGCATATTGTAGAGTTCGCGGGAGATTTTCTTAATGTCCGCCTCCTCGCGGACAACAAACTCCTCAATATGGAAATGATTTGTTACGGTCGTATCTCCGCCGCCGGATGCCGCCGGAGCGCCGCCGCGACCGGTCAAGTCCGCCGGGATGGATGCGGAGACAGCCTCGACGGTCGCCTTTGCAGAAAAGCCCGTTTCGATTTCTCCGATAGAGGTTTTGAGTCTGTCGTTGACCGCCGCGAGGCCGGAGTCTACCTCGGCGAGCATCTCCTCGCCCATTGCTCCATAGGCTTTTACGGCCTTGTCCTTGTTCTTTTCGATGCCAACGACCGCGCCCTCGACGTTCATTTCAGATACCCACGCCATCTTTTTAGACGGTGAGGCAATGCCGAAAAAGTCCGTAATGCCGTCCCAAATTGAGGAAATCCACCCGGACACTTTATCCCATAGCCACCCGGCGAGAGACTGGATGCCTTGCCACAAGCCCCGGACGAGGTTTGCGCCTACCTCCGCCATCTGCGACACGCCTTGTCCCAGCGCCGACACCATGCCGGTTATAATCTGCGGCATGGCGCGGACGATTTCGGCGATAACTTGCGGTAGGTTGGTAATGAGCGAGGTCAAGAGTTGTACGCCCGTCAGGATGATTTGTGGGATATTGCTTATAAGCGCGTTAATGACGGCGGTGATAATCTGTGGTAGCGCCTGCACTATCGTTAAAATGATTTGCGGGAGATTGGTAATAAGCGCCGTCAAAAGCTGTACGCCAGCCTCTACGATTTCCGGTAAATGCTCGAGGAGCGTTGCAATCGTGCTCTCTATGATTTGCGGCAAAACCTCGCATATCGTCGTAATAATATCCGGGAGGTTTTCCACAAGGGCAGTCAATAGCGTTACACCCGTCTCGATAATTTGCGGGACGGCCTCGAGGAGCGTTGTAATAAGGCTCTCTATGAGCTCCGGCAACGCCTCGAGGAGTACAGGGATAGCCTCGAGAACGCCCTCCGCAAGCCCCTGCACGAGTTGGAGCGCCGCGTCGATTAGTAGCGGAACATTCTTGATAAGCGTCGAGACGATGGTCGTTACCGTCTCCACAGCCGCCGGAATGAGCGTCGGTAGCGCTGTCGCAATTCCCTGTACGAGTGTTGTCACGAACTGCGCCGCCGCCTCGACGACAAGCGGTAGAGCCTCAATAATGCCTTGTACGAGCGTTGTCACAAGCGAGGCCGCCGTACTCATAAGCTCCGGGAGCGCCGATGTTATGCCGCTCAAGAGCGCCTCAAAGAGTCCGACTCCCATCTCGAGGAGTTCCGGCAGGAGCGGCGAAATCGCGTCGAGGATGCCCTCTAAAGCGTCCGGTACACTCTTTGCAAGGTTTTCAATAACCGGCGAGATATTCTTTACGACGGAGTTAAAGGAGTCCACAACGTTACCGCAAAGCTTGTCTATGTTCGCGTCAGCGTCGCCGAGTCCGGTAATAAGGTTTTGGAACGAGGATTTCAGCATCCCGATAGAGCCGGAGATAGTAGCCTCCGCCTCTTTTGCTGTCGTCCCCGTAATGTCCATTTCATTTTGAATAACGTGGATAGCCTCGACAATATCCGAATAGCTCGAAATGTCGTACTTCACGCCGGAAAGCTTCTCCGCGTCCTCGAGAAGTCTTTGCATCTCCTCTTTTGTACCACCATACCCGAGCTTGAGGTTATCGAGCATTGTATAGTTTTGCTTGGCAAAGCCCTGATAGGCGTTCTGAATGGAGGCCATGTCCGAGCCCATCTTGTTAGCGTTATCGGACATATCCGTAATTGCCATGTCTGCATACTCGGCGGCTTTTTCCGTGTCTCCGCCGAGGGATGCAATAAGGCTCGCAGAAAAGCCCGTCACGGTTTCCATATACTCATTTGCAGAAAGCCCGGCGGTTTTGTATGCGTTATTCGCATACTCCATCACTTTACCCGAGCTTTCCTTAAAGAGCGTCTCAACACCGCCGACCAACTGCTCGTAATCGGCGTATGCGCTGATAACCTCTTTTCCCAGCTTGATAGCCGCCGCCGCAAGCGCCGCCGTTGCCGCTGCCGCCGCCGCGCCGAGAGCGGTTGCGGCGGTTTTTACCTTGTCAAACTTCTTTCCAGCCTCCTCGGAGTCCTCTCCGGCCCTTTTAACTTCATCCCCGTATTCATTAATAGATTCGGCGCAACCGTCGGAAGATTTTGCGGCCTCGTCCAAATAGGAGGCGTTTTTATTGAGAGCGGAGTCGAGTTTATTTAGTTCGACCTCTGCATTATTTACTTGTGTTTGGTAAGAATTGACGGAGCGCGTCGTAGACGCATAGCCTTTTTCTGCGGCAGAAAGCTCACTCTTTGCCTTTTCGAGCTCCGCTGTGAGCTTTTCTTGCTCCTTGGTCGTGTCGCCCGTCTCGTCGCCGAGAGCCGCGAGAGCGGCCTCACAACGCGCAATTTCAGATTGTGCGGATGCGACTTTTTCGGCGTAGTCCGATTGAGCTTTTTTTGCTTTCTCGAGTTGTTCCGCCGCCGCCCTGACCTTTTCTTTCTGCTGGTCATACATACGGGAAAGCACGTCGCCCTTGGCGCTTAACGCCGCGTAACTGTTTGCTTGTCCCGCGTACTGGCTCTCTACGAGCTTTAATTCTGACTTGAGCGTCCCGAGGGCGGAGTTAATGTTTTTGAGAGACTCCTTGTATTCTTTTTCCCCGTCGATAGCGACTTTCGTTTTTATCTCACGGTTTGCCATTACACGCCCTCCTCGCCTCTGTTCTTACCGTGTGCGGATAGGTATAGCTCCCAAAGGTCGAAAACCTCTCCGGGAGCCATAAAAAGAGCCTCCGCCGGGGAGACTCCGCAAAGAACGGCGATACGGTAATAATCCGCCCGCCTTATCTTGTTTTTTTTTGATTAAGTTCCGCGAGTCCCTCGTCGATTTCATTGTCGCCGGGGCTCGTGACCTCTCGACCATAGCCGAGCTCGATAGCCGCCATAATCGCACGTTTGATCTCCACGATTTCAAACGGTCTTACTGCATGTAGAAAATCGTCCTTTTCCGGTATAGTGCCGGAGTCGTACCCGAGCCGCCGCCGGAGGAGTTCGCCGCGTTCTGCCAGCAACGCCGCAATAGCGCACGTCACCGCAAAGCCCTCGCGGGTATCTGGTTCTATCGCCTCAAGCGCGAGTTGTGTCCCGCCGTAAATGTCCCGAAGCGTAAACATGGCCTCGCCGTCGAAAATGAGGTAATATGTTACGCCCGCGACCGTCATTTTTGCCGCTTTCATACCTTTACCCTCCAATTACCAAAGCGGGAGGCGAGACGTTCTCGCTCGCCTCCCGTCGTGTGTAGATATTAGCCGCCGGATGCCGGTTTCCCGAGCTTGGTATCGCACCATGCGATACAATCGCTCTCTGTGGAAAACTCTTTCGTGATGCGCCATGCGCCGGAATTGCAACGGAACACGGTAAAGGTCGTCGCGCTCGTGCCAAACGTGATAGAGGAGCCTTTCGTCGCCGCGCTATCGTTGCCGAGAATGGCCTTAACAAGAGGGTGGAACACGCCCTTGAAAACACGCACTCCGTTTCGGATAATGACCTTGTAATAGCAAAGGCCACCGCGAGGAGCTACGTCTCCGTCGGAGTCCGTGACCTCGCTCGACTGCGTATCCTTGGTCGCGCCGTGAATAGCGGCGTGTACCTCGTCCGTCTTGTCGTCCGTTTCCAGCGCAAGAGAGCCGGAGGCGAACATATCGACCTTTTCGGCGAGCGCGTCGTCGGCGTAGAGCTCGCCGGATGCGTTCGTAACGGTGAGGTCAGCCTTGACGAGCTTACCCACGGTTACGACGTGCTCGTAGTCGTAGGTAGGGAGCGCGCCGTCCGGCGTGGTTTTCGTCGGGGCGAAGATAGGACGCTTTGCGCCAAACTGTGCCATAATAAAACCTCCTAAAAGTTTTTCGATTTGAGAAAATCGTCGTATACCCGAGCCGCCGCGTCGGTTGCCGGGTCTGCCGCTTTCTCGTTTGCCGTTTGAATAAATGGGCGGGCGGGCTGACTCTGTTTACCAAATTCATTTACAAAAGCGACCTCGGCGGCACGGCGCTTATTGCCATGTCGGCGAGTTCCTTTCGGGTAAACATAGATAGCTCGTCCATCTGCTGTTTTCTTGAGCTTTTTGTCGTAGGTAATACTTTGCGCCGTTTCTCCGGTGCTGTATTTGCCGGAGAGCATAGCGCGAGCCTCGGCCTCCTGCGCTGGTGCAATGACTTCCGCCTCTGCAACGAGCATTTCAAGAGCTATCTCGTCCGGGATTTCTGCGATAGCATCAAATCCGCCGATAAGCTCCTCGAGCCCGCTCGTGGATAGATTAGCCATCGTCAACGCCTCCCACGATTTCACACTCAAATGCGTAATGCTGTCCGTGTTCATCGGAGGCCGGAGTTACCGTCGGGCGGGTAAAGCCCGCCGCGACGAGCCGCTGGGAAATCTCCCGCCGGTATGCACGGGTATTTTTCTCAAGCGGAGCGTATAGGTGGACTTGCACAAGATAGCGGTAATGTGCCGCGTCGTCGTCTCCAAAATCCGCCGGGAGGGCGGTATAGTTGAAAACGATATACTCGGTTTCCGCGCCCTTATACACGCCGTCGGCGGTCGGGAGGAGGCTGTCGAGCGTATCTACTAAAAGAGCGTTTACGTTCATGTACTCGCCTCCCTAAACTCGGAGCAATTAAGCTCGTAGTATTCCCGCGCCTTTGTGTATGCGCGTTCGACTTTGTACTCTTTACCCTCAAATGAGAGCCGCTCTTGACCGTCGTAGTCGGCGGCGTGGAGCTTCACCGTCAGTGCGAGCGAAATACCCGCTTGCCGGGCGGCGTAGAACTCACTCCGTTTTGTAGAGGACACATCGGCAAAAACGGTCGTCTCTGTGATTTTCTCTTTCGGATAACCGTCCGCGTCTCTACCCTCCGTAACGGCCTTGAGCGTCACAACGTCGCGCCAGTACATGAGCTATCCCTCCTCCGCCGCGATATAGGAGTCTGAAAGCGTGAGGCCGTTCCGCTGTTCCTTGTACGAGGCGCGGAGTCTGTCCGCGTCCTCGTTATCAAGTCCGAACTCGGCCTTGACGTAGGTCGTCACTGCTTTTTTGATAAGCGGGTCTTTCTCGTCGTTCGCTTTCTCCTCAAGAACGCCGCCGAGCACAAGGTCGGCTCGGGCGGCGTTAATGAGGTCTGTCAACTCTCCATCGTGGGCGGTGGAGGAGAGCCTCACGCTATGGCGGACAGAGGCGAGGTATTCGTCACTGACTGCCATTTCAAGCCCTCCTTATTAGGCCGCCGCCTTGGTAAGATGCACGAATGCGCCGAAGCCCGCGACCGGCTTAGAGTCGAACACACAAGCGCCGAGATAGTCGATGCTGTTCGTAGCAAGGCCGGAGTGATCGGAGCGGACGACGGTAATATCCTGCGAATAGTTGCCGATGATGTAAGAGAAGTCGCCGAGATACGCCTCGTGCGCGGCGAGAGAGCCAGTGAAATAGACCTCTGCGCCCATGATGTAATACTTGCCATCGGCAAACTCAATGACGTTATTCTTGCTCTTGTTCATCAGCGGGAAGAAGTCAGAGAAGAACGTCGCCTTGTTCATGCACCATACGGCGTTACGCTCGTAGCCGTCGCCGAGATAGCCGTACAGCGTAATAACATCCGTCTCGGTGATGGATGCCGCCTTTGCTACGGTAAGCTGGTCGGTGCCGTCGGTGTATGCGCCGCTTGTACCCTTACCGGCAGTCTTAACGCCGCCGGGCTGGTTAGAGCCCGTGCCGGTGAAAATGTACTTTTCGATACGGCGGGCGACAGACTCGGCGATAACCTCGACGATATAGCTCTCAAAGGCGGACAGCGCCATTTCAGAGCAAGCGCGGGAGGCTTTTACCAGCTTCACGATTTCGTAGCCGGTCAGGGAGACGGAGCCGAGGGAGTCGCTTGCGGCGGTAATAGTGGCGTTCTCGGTGTGGAGAGCGGCCTCGTCGTTCGTACCCTCGATAGCAAACTTGAAATTGCCGGGAACGTGGAAAATCTTGCATCTCTGCAAAATCGGCGCGACCTCGTACATTTTCTTGATAATCTGATTTGCGGTCGTCTCCGGGATAATGGGGAGGCCGGAGTTTGCCGCCGTGGAGTATGCGCGCTTTTCGTCGTCGGTCAGCGGCTTACCCTGCAAGGTCTTGAGCCATGCGGAGCGATAGAGCTTTTCGGCGCTCTCCGGCGCGGGCTGATTTGCGGAGCGAGCGACGGGATTAGAGAGGCCAGCGGGAGAGGCCGGAGCCGCGCCGCCGTTGAGCATACGCTCGATAGTCTGTCTCTTTTCGAGCTTCTCGTCCTCCTCGTTGAGCTCGCGGAGCTCTTTCTCGAGGTCGTCCATGTTGAGCTTGTTCTCGGTATCGCCCTCAATGAGCTTACGGATTTCAGCTTTGCGGGCGGCGATTTCTGCGCGTCTCTTTTCGATGTTCATAATTTACCTCCAAAAAATGATAGTCGTTGTGTGGGCGGTTAGTATGTCAAAGCTACGAGTTTCTTCCGTCTCCGGGCTTGCTCCAAAGCCGCAAGCTCTTTCGAGTGCTCCTCCTCGAAAAAGCTCCGAGCCGAAATAGACGTGTCATTATAGGCGGGAATGTCCACCGCCGACACGTCGTATAGCTTCTTGACCTTTGTGATAGTGCGGGTATGGGTAACGGAGTCGTATTTCGCCTCGCGCACCGTGAAAGAAAAGGACATTTTATCGACGTACCCGCCGTCGATTTCCTCGTAAAGCTCGCGCCCGGCAGTTGTTCCGCCGAGGTCTGCGTCGATGTTTACGCCGCGCTCGTCGATGTTGAGCGCGAGCGTTTTGTTTCGTAGGCGGGCGACGACCTTTCCGCCGTGGTTGTAGTTGAAAATCACGTCGGACATATCGCACTCGTCGAAAGCGTGACGGTCGATAATTTCCTTGTATTCCACGCCGTCGCACTCCCATAGCACCGTAGGCGAATTGAATACGATAGCCGTACCGCGTACCCGGTATTCTTTCGAGCCCTCGTCCCTCGGAACGAGGCTAAAGTCCTGCAAAGCGCGATACTCGCGCCCCTGTTTGATAGCCATAGCCTAACCCTCCTCTTTCCCGCCGGTTGGCTCCCCGGGCGGCGTAGTGTCGTCCGGCGGCGTATTTCCGCCGGTCTGGTATTTGTCTGCGAGCTTTGCGTTTACCATGTTCAGCGTTTGGACGCGCCGTGCGCCCTCCTCGCCGCCGATAGTCGGCATATCGAACATAGTCAAGATTTGGTCGAGCGTCGCCGCGCCGATTTCCGTCAAGAACTTTGCCGCCGTGACCTTTTCCGGGAGCGTCGCAAACTGGACGGAGTTCGCGGAAAAGACGATACGGTTTCCGTACCCGAACTCTCGCTCGGTAAAGAGCACGTTCGAGAACGCTTGCGAGAGGCGGCGAAAAAACGGGGCGATTTCGCCGCTATAAAAAGCCTGTTCCTGTTGCGGAGTCGCGGTATTCTCGACGATTTCTTTCGACACGCCGAGATAGTCGTAAATCTCCTCTTTGACGTATGCGAGTTGTGTCGCCGGGATAGGAGTCGTCTTGTCCGTGATAGGCGTATAGTCGTATTTCGCGTCCGTGACGATAACGCCCGCTCCGTTGTTCTCCATGCGGAGATTGTCCCGGATAAAGTCGTCGCGGCGGCGGTTTAAGTCCTCCGTTTTGACGGCGTTCGAGACTTTCAGAATGCCACGGATAACCGCAACGAGCTCGGCAAACTTGCTCATGCTCTGATTGAGCGTGTTCGCCGTCTTGAGCGCGGTATCGAGAGGCTTGTTGCCGTCGCCGAAAATGTCGTGTTCGAGGAAATGCCGCCGGACATGGATAATCCGGGAATACTCGCAAATGTACGTTGCCCCGGTCGCAAAGGTAAAGCGGCAATAAAGCGTACCCATGTATTCGAGGAGTTCGAAATACTGTGCGTTGATGGGGTAGACCGCCGTCAAGCGGCCTGTTTCATCAAATACCGGGTACGCTATTGCGTTGTTGTATACCTTGTATTGCGCGGCGAGCTTGTAATAAAAGTCAGCCGCCGTCATGTATGGATTAGGCCGAAATTGCAAAATGCGGTCGATATAGTCGTTTACCGCGACCGTCGTCTCTGCCGACTGGCGAACGTGGCGAGGCTGTGCAGTCGAGGCGCGGCGGGCGAAAGCATCCACGGCAGAGCGTACCGTGTTAATGTCCCACATATTGCCGGAATACGGTACGAAAGTAGACTCCCACGAGCTCAAGAGCCTGTATGCGTGGAAATCTTTATTTTTCTCGCTCTTGCCTCCGAAAATAGATTGAAAGAGTCCTCTTTTTGCCATTTCTTCACCCCACTAAATACATATAGTCGTCATAATCTCGCACATAGATAACCCACGCATTGAGTAGGGATACCATACCGTCAATACGGCGTTTTTCGGAGATTTTCACGGGCTGGATATTGTTTATCCCGCTTTTCTTTATGCCTGTATTCGTGAGGCACCAAAGCAAAACGGGATTTTTGTTGTAATTGACTTTTTTATCGGCGAGCGCCGCGCCGAGCTCTCGCATAGGTTGCGACCATGTAAAAGTCCCCTGTGCGACGGCGCACATATCAAAGCCGTTTGCTTTCATTTCGTCTACCCAATAACCGGCGAGAGCGCGGTCGTACCCGATTTTGAAAGCGTCTATCTTGAGTTCGTCGCGCATTTGGCAATACCACGCCGTAACCGCCGAATAATCGACGCGAGTTCCCTCGCATATCGTGACGAGCCCCCGCTCCGCCCAAATCTTGTACGGAGCTTCTTGTGTGTTGTGCTCGTCGAGTTGGTCGATTTTCTTTTGAGGTAGAAAATAGTGTTGAAAGACATAGACGGTCGCGTCGTCTGCCGAGCGCCGGATAATCAGTGTCGCGCACGTTAGGTCGGTCGTCGCGGAGAGGTCGCACCCGCCGATAGCGTAGGTGTTATAGACCTCCTCGGGCTTGAATGTGGCCTCGTTTACTGCGTCCTCATAGGAGAGCCACGAGGCCGCGCCGGTCGCCTTGACGTTGAAGTCCTTGCAGAGAACGCCGGGCAAGTCCTCCGAATTTTTCTTTGCTCGCTCCACGAAATCGGCGAGTGTGGTATATTGCTTTATCGTCCCGAGGCCGGGGTTTGCCTTTATCCATGCCGCCGGGTCTGTCCACTCCTCGCGCTTGTCCAGTTCGTAGAGGACAGGGAGAAAACGCTCGTCGGGAGTCTGCCCGTCGGCGACCTCACAAGCGTAGCCGTAAAGGTTGTCAAAAACAGACTCGCGCACCGTGCCGGACGTGGTAATCATAATCACGAGAGGCTGACGGCGGCTCGAGGTCGATTGTTTCATAACCTCATAGAGATTGCGGTCGCGTATCGCGTGGAGCTCGTCGATAATAACGGCGTGAGAATTGAGGCCGTCGAGGGTGTTCGAGTCCGAAGCCAGCGCCTCAAACTTGGAGGCGGTCGCCGGAAAATAAATGTCGTTGCGCCGTTTTTTGAGGATGGCTGAGAGCTCGGGGCTCTGCTTCACCATGTTTACGGCCTCTGTGAGCGTCTTTTTGGCTTGGTCTTTCTTGGTCGCTACGGAATAAATCTCCGCCGCGCCCTCGTAGTCGGCGACGAGCATATAGAGCGCCAGCGCCGCGAGGAGCGTACTCTTGCCGTTTTTTCGGCCAACAAGAAAGAGTGTCTCTCGAAAGCGCCGGTATCCCGTCGCCCTCTCGAGCCACCCGAAAAGGAGTTGTATATATGCTTTTTGGAAAAGCTCGAGCGTCAGAGACTCGCCGAGCGTTCCTTGAGACTGCTTGCAAAACCGCTCGACGAAGATAATCGGCCTTTCGCCGACGGCCTCGTCGAAGTAATACGGCGAGTTCTCGTCCGCCGCGTCCATTTCCGCCACGAGGCGACCGTACACGGCCTTTACTCGTTTGCTCGTGACGATTTCGCCGGAGGAAATCCGCTCCCAATATTCCCGGACGTAGTTCACTACTTGCCTGACCGGGCGGCGGGCTTTGTGATAAAGCTCATAAGCTCGTCACCCGCCGATTTCTTTTCTTTCTCCGGGAGCAACGCGACGAGTTGGTTTGTGAGAGCGGAAAAGGATTTAATCGTCGTGTTGTAGGCACGGAGAGCCGGGGACTCCCGGCGGAGCTTTTGCGCCCCCTGTACGAAATCCTCTATCAAGTCGCCGTTGTTGATTTCGTCGGCGAGACGTTCCAGCGTGACGGAGGTCACGGCGAATTGGTTGATAAGCCCGTCGGCAAATTGCCGCTTTTCGGGAGGCATTTCTTTGAAAAGTCGCCGAATTTTTTTCTTTTTTGCCTCGATTTTTTCAGAAATCGAGAGCTCATCATAGCTTTTTTTATTTGCCGCCATATAATGTATAAACCTCCCTCCGCCCCGGCTTTACCCCCCCTCATGTGCGCGCCCGGGTCGGTTCTTTCGAGGATTGAGGCGCGGTTACTTACCGGGTGTTTATTTCGGCGCACCCCGGGGGGGTGTGTGGCGCTGTGATAATATTTCCGTCAGCATCAAAAGCGAGCCCGTCGGCAAGCGGCGGAGTTCCCTCGTGTATCAATGCGTGACACGTCCGGCAAACTGTCTCGAGATTATCCTCACCGAGCGCGATTGCCGGGTCGTCGATGTTCCTCGGCGTGAGTTCTATCTTGTGATGCACGATAACACCGGGCTCGCCACAGTGGACGCATAGCCCCGTGTCTCGTTTGAGAATATATGCTCGTGTGCGTCTCCATGCCGGAGACTCGTAAAACGCTTTTGCAAACTCTCTCATGCTCTTTGCCTCCGTGTGGATAAAGAGAACGCCTCGCGCATAAAGCGCGGGGCGCACGGCGGCGAGGTTTCCCTCGACCTCTCTTTACGCCTCAATGATAGCACAGAGGAAAAACAAGTTTCCATACACCTTTTTTTCAAAACATGAGAATAAGCGAGAAAGCGCCTTACATGGACGGCATAGCGCCCGCGCCGAAGTAGAGGAGAGCAAAGCGCACAAGGGCTTTATTACGCTGGTCGTATATTGACGTAGGCGAGGCATAACATACGGCCTCCGCGATTTTATCCTTGCTCTTGCGCTCAATGTACCAAAGCCGGAGGATGCGAGCGTCGCCCTCCTCCATCTGTGCGAGAACTGCGTCTATCTCCTCGACCTTATCCCGTGTAACTTGAATCTCTCGCATAACCTCGGTAAGCTCGAGACAGTCCGTGAGCGCGTCGTTTACGGTTTTCGCACCTGTGTACGGTTTAGACATATCCGCCGACGGATACTCCGACGGAGCGCCATATCGTAAAATACGCTCCTTTTTCCGCTCGAGGTTTCCTAAAGCCACCTCAAGCAAGCCACGAGCGCGGAGTGTTTTCTCCGCCGCCTCGAAATAGTTAATCATAGCTCGCCCTCCTCGTGCGTAATCGTGGTTTAGGCGCGTTTCCCTCCGTGGCGATACTCGCGCCCTTTGTTGTACTCGAGCTTTGCCGTGAGAACGGCCTCAACATCCACGCCCAAATAGGCGAGGTAATCAAAAATACGGATAACCGCGTCGCAGAGTTCGACGGCTACACCCTCCGGCTTACAAGTCCCGGTTTTCTCGCCCTTGTCGCAAGCGCCCTCAAACTCACAGACAGCGCCCGGGATGCCGCAGCATCCATAGATAGCCGGGTTTCCGTCTCGCCATTCCTCGAGAGCCTCCGATACTTCCGAATGAATGAGCGCGGCGACCTCGGGAAAGCTCCGAGCCGTGTCCCACCATCCATGTGCAACCGCGTTTTCGTGTACGTCTTTTGCAAACTCGTTTACGTTCATTTTTGTTTCCTCCGTTTCGGTTTTATAAATACACCGTCCCGCCGGTAGAAGCGGGCGACGATATACTTTCCTCCGTTTACGTCGTTGTGCCATGCGCCAGCGTCGGCAAGGATATAGCCCGGATAGAGCTTTTCATACTCGGCGTTATTGGTCGTGTCTCTGGCAAGCTCCTCCGCACGTCTGCCGGAGATACGCCCGTCCCGTGTTTTCGGCTCCGGGTCAATGAGGTTTTTCGAGGCGTTCCATGCGCGGGTGTAAAGCGGACTCTTGACGATGTAATGACCGAGCCCGGCGAGGCCGCTCTCCGTGAACTGCAAGCGGCGGGAGTTCGCATAGCCGAGCCCCCAAAGGCTTTCGAGCTCGTCTCTGTCCAATCCGCCGGAAAGTGTAACATGGTGATGATAGCGCCCTTTCCTCGAGCCCTTTTCCGTTATGGCTATGTACTTGAGCGGCGGGAGCCCCTGTTTCTTCCGTGCTCTCTGAACTCGGCGAATAAAGTTCCGCAAAAGACGTTGTGCCTCCTCCGGGCTCTCCGGCTGGTATTGATATGTCAAATGGATTTCATAATCGTCAGGTGTAAAGTTTGCGTGGAGGAGGCGGACGAGCTTCTCCTCTCTGTGCCGCTGGTTGAGCTTTGCTTGTGCCTTGCTGGTCGGCTTGCTCCGCTTGCCTCTGCTCCGAGCCTGTGAATAGGTCGGATAGATAAACACATCGAGATATTCACCGCAATAATAGCGCTTCTCTCTGTAAATCGTTCTCATGCTCTGACACCCTCCGCCGATAGCGTCTCTATGGTCGGTTTGTTAATATTCCATACGAGCCCGAAAAAACGCGCTGTGCGCTCAATTTTTTGTTCTTGCATACCGCCCCGGAGCGTGTTATAATGATAGAGGTATGAGTAATCGCTCGTCTTTTCCGGGACGAGTCCCCGCCGACGTTCTGCAA